CAGCAGGCAGAGCTGGACGGCCTGTATGCTGAGTTCGAGAAACTGGAAAAGCAGAAGGCGCGTGTAGAGCAAGCAGAGCGCATGGCTGCCGCTACCGCTAAGCCTGTAGCTCAGCCCACTTACCACGCTGAACCGCGACGGGTAGAGAAGCTGGACAAGCAGGAAGCGTGCGCCCTGATGATTCGCTCTGTAATTGAGGGCGGCAAGAACCCGCAGCGCATGGCAGAGTTCGCAGACGCCCACGGTGCACCGGAGCTGGCGGCAGTGCTCAACACTGGCACCACCACCAAGGGCGGTTTCATTATTCCACCGGGCTACTCTGCTGACTTTATTGAGCTGCTGCGCCCGAACACCGTTGTCCGCAAGCACACCACTTCCCTTCCGATGCCGTCCGGCTCTATTACCCTGCCCAAGCAGGCTGGCAAAAGCTCTGCCTCTTACATTGCAGAGGGCGATGATATTGGCGTAACCGAACCGGCATTCGGTCAGGTAACTCTGGCGGCTAAGAAAATGGCTGCCATTGTGCCGGTATCCAATGACCTGATTCGGTTCTCTAGCCCGCAGGTAAACGCCATTATTCGCGACGACCTGCTGCGCTCAGTGGCTGAGCGTGAAGACCTGGCCTTCCTGCGTGACGATGGCACCGGCAACGTGCCTAAGGGCTTGCTCAGCATTGCCACTGGCGGCAATAAGCCTGCGGCTGCTGCTGGCGTAGCGCCTAACGCCCAAGTCACCGACACCGAACTGGGTAAGCTTGAGCTGGCACTGATGAGCCAGAACGTAAGCCTGCTGGGTGCCTACTGGGTAATGTCCCCGCGAACTTTCCAGTACCTTGAAAACCTGCGCGACGGCAATGGTAATAAGGTTTACCCGGAAATCGCCGCTATGCGCCTGCGCGGCAAGGCTATCGAGCTGACCACCCAAATCCCTGAAAACTTGGGTGCCGGTACTAATGAATCCGAGATTTATCTGTACCAGCCCAAGCACGGCATTATCGGTGACGCTGTGGGCGTTACTCTGGACGTTTCCAGCGAAGCTACCTACAACGATGGCGGCTTGGTTTCTGCGTACTCCCGCGATGAAACTGTGGTGCGTGTAATTTGCGAACATGACTTCGCAATGCGCCACGATGCGGCAGTTGCAGTGCTTACCGCTGTGCAGTGGGGCGCTTAATAGTTACCCCCTACCTTGGGACAGCTTGGGGCGCCTTCGGGCGCCCCTTTTTTATGGCTTTTGGAGTTTTCGATGAAACTGATTCCAGTTGAATTTATTAAGCGTTATGCCCCCTACCAGCCCAAAGAGGTTGCAGGCTTCCCCAAAGAGGTTGCCGAAAAACTGATTAAGGAAGGCATCGCTAAAGAGTACAAGGCAAAAGGCATCAAGTAATGTTTTTCACTGAGCTTACAGCGCCAGCCGCTGAGCTTGTAACAGTTGCGGAGCTTAAGCAGCAGCTAGGCATAGCGCACAGCGATGATGATGCGGTGCTTACGGGGCTGTTAGTTGCTGCGCGCCAGTGGTGCGAGCAGGAAACGGGCGCGGTCTTTGCGCAGCGTACTTTCCGGCTGTCGCTCGATGGTTTCCCTGAGGAAATCCGGCTACCTGTAGGCCCAGTTACAAGCATTGCGGACGTTCGCTACCTAGACCAAAGCGGGGCGCAGCAGACCCTATCTAGCGCCAACTACCTTACCGAAATGACCCCACGGCGCAGCAGGCTAGTTCCAGCATTTGGCACCGTTTGGCCACTTACACAAGAGCGCATCAACTCGGTGGAAGTGGACTTTACAGCAGGCTACACCACGGGCGCAGAGGCGGCAGAACAGGCAATTATTCTGCTAGCTAAAGGCGCCTACGATGGTAGCGCAGGCATGGGCGTAGCCTGGGACGAGCCAACACTGATGGCGGCGCGTGCACTGCTGTCAGGCTTTTACCTTAAGGGGTACGCATGAAGGTAGGAACGCTTAACCAAGCTGTAGAACTACAGCAGCAGACGGTAACGCGCACCCCAGCAGGTGCGGTGGAAAAAAGCTGGCAAACGGTAGCCACATTGCGCGCAGAGATTAAACCAGCCGCGAAAGAAATTGATGGGGCTAAAACTACCTACCAGCAGAGCACGCACGTAGTAACTGCGCGCTACCACCCTGCGGCACTACAGCCAGAGGCGCGGCTACTTTATGGCGGGCGCGTCTTTGACGTTCTAACTGCTTTGGATATTGGCGAGCGGAAGCGCTACGTCGAGCTGACTTGTAGTGAGGTTAAATAATCGGGGGCAGCGTGGCAGTTATTAAAATTGAGGGGCTAAAGGAGCTGGACAGGGCGCTCGCCAAAATGGGTGATGTGGCCACTGCTGAAAAGCACCTTGTAGCTGCCCTGCGTTATGCAGGCAAACCAATTAGGGAGGCTGCCGCAGCTAAGGCGCCTGTAGGTGATGGCCCTAAAGGCGGATTGCTGCGCGCCAGCGTCAAGTCCATTAAGAAGCCCTACCGCACAGGCAGAAAAGCAAGCGCTGAAATTCATATAGGCGCAAGGCCCACCAAAAAATTCCCGGTCTTTTACGCATGGTTCGTAGAGTTCGGGACTAAGAAGCACACGGTAACGCTTAGCAACGATAAGCGAAGAAAGGGCTTAGGCTCTTTGGTGGATTGGGCAACGGGTGCACGCTACGGGCAATCCGTAGAGGTGAAGCAGCGAGCCAAACCATTCCTAGAACCTGCCTTTGATGCGCACGCTGACAAAGCGCCTAAGCGCTTCTATGACAACCTATACAAGCGGCTAGCCAAAGTCTTTGACGCTACTGTACTTAAACCCAAGGGCGGCCAATGATCGAAGAAGGTTTATTGCAACGCATCGAAGATGCGGTGCCCGCCCTTGCGGGCAATGTGTACCCGCTGCACAGGCAGGGCGATAAGAACTTACCCGCACTGATATACCAGCGGCTAGGCACTGAACGTGATCTAGTTGCTGGCAGCTCTCAGCGTGGCAGGCTGGTTAAGACACGCTTCCAGCTAAACATATACGCCACCACATATAGCCAACTTGTGACACTGCGGCTAGAGGTTGCCCACGCCCTTTTCGGCTTTTATGGCGACCTTGGCAACGGTGCGCAGGCTTACGGCGCTGATGTGGAGGGCGATGATGAAGAATTTAACAGCGAGCTAAACCTTTACGGGGGCAGCCTCGAATTAACTCTGTGGCATTTGGAGGAATAACCTATGTCCAATGGCATTGTAGGCATCGGCGTTAAGCTGCTTAGCGATGCGGTGCTGCCCGATACTTTTGTAGAGGTGCCGGAAGTAATTACCCTGCCGGAATTTGGGCAAGAGGCGGATGAAGTTGACTTCACCCACCTTAACAGCCCCAACGGTGTAAAAGAGTACAAGAGCGGCCTAAAAGACGGCGCCAGCTCTACCATCGAACTTAACTGGGTTCCGGGCGATGCTGAGCACGAAGCCCTTCGTGCTGCTGCTGATGCTGGCGATGTAATTAAGTTCCAAATCCAGTGGCCCGACAGCGGGCAAACTCAGGTTGAAGTCCCGCTGCTGGTTAAGAGCTTCAAAGTAGCCACCCCGCTTGGCGATAAAGTTACCGCGTCCGTGGACGTTAAGGTCGCTGGCTCTGCCAGCTGGGGCACTTGGACTTAATACAGTCAACCCATAAACGCCCCGCCCAGTGCGGGGCTTTTTTTTGCTTATAAAAAACTAACACAGGAAAAAATCATGCTGCTTAGCAAATCAGCAATCCTTACCGCTAAAGACCTTGCGCACAAAGACGTAGACGTTCCCGAGTGGGGCGGCACCGTGCGCATCCGCTGTATGACCGGCAACGAGCGCAACGCCTACGAAGTCGAGGTGCTGAGCGCGCATAACGCAAACGACCACGGGCGCCTAGCTGCGCTGCGTCACAAGCTGCTGGCTTATACCGTTATTGATGAGCGGGGCGAGCGCATTTTCTCTGACGAAGATTTAGAGGCTTTGGGCGGCAAGTCAAAAGACGTTATTGAACGGCTCTTTGAGGTGGCGCAAGAGGTTAGCGGCCTTAACGGTGATGCCGTAGAGGACGCAGAGGGAAACTAATTGAAAACCCTTGGCGGCGCTTCCTGTTTAGGCTGGCGCTCGCCTTGGGTATGCCCGTTTCCGAACTGCTTGAGCGTGTGGACAGTGCGGAGCTTACCGAGTGGCTAGCCTTTTACCGCTTAGAGCCTTGGGGCTGCGAGCGGGAGGACTGGCGGGCTGCGCTGGTTAGCGCAACCGCTGCCAACTACTCGGGCAACGCTAAGAAACCGCTCAACCCCTCCGACCTTATGCCACCTCAGCGCCTGAGCAAAAAGCAGCGCA